GAGCGCTTAGTGGGGTGCGTTAAATGAGCTTTAGAGAATGTATTACCAACGGCGAGAATGAGGGAAAACTCTCAGGGGACCAGGCCGCCAAGGCCAGGGGCTTATTTGACGAGCTAGAGGCGGAGTATGCCAAGAAGATGGATCCCATCCAGGCTGGCACCCAGGCGGCGAAAGATACTTTTGACGCATTGCAAAAAGAGGCCATTGAAAAGAAACGCGTCAAATTGTTGCAAATACGCAACTGGCAGAAGATTAGCTTTGACTTAAATCAATATGCTGGCGGAGAAAGTTTAGGAAAAGCCGCCCAGGCATTACTGGATCGCGATGAGTTTGCTAAGTATTCCAACGTCGAAGCCAGGCGCAAGGCCGTACTCGGTCAAATCTATTCCAAGATGGATGATGTCCTGGCAACCTTTAGACGTCGCGGCGTAACCGGTGGTCTAGGTAATAAAGCCATGGCCAAGGACCTGGTACGCGAAGTGTTTGGCGAGGATACCGGATCGGCCGCCGCGAAAGAATTGGCACAGTCCTGGTCAACTGCGGCGGATTATGCCCGCCAGCGCTTTAATGCGGCCGGTGGTGCCATTCCAAAACGTAAGGATTGGGGTATGCCTCAGATCCACGATTCGATGCTTGTACGCAAGGCTGGACGCGAAGAATGGACTAACTTTATCCGTGAGCGCCTGGACCTGGAAAAGATGATCGATGAGCGTACCGGGCTTAAATTTACCCCGGAACGCCTGGAGCTGGCCCTGGCACAAGTATTCGATTCCATTGCGACGGAAGGCTGGAATAAGGTTAAACCATCCGGAGCTGGTAGTGGCCGCTCAATGGCTGGCCGTCACCAGGACCATCGATTCCTGGCGTTTAAGAATGCAGATTCCTGGATGGAGTACCAGGAGAAATTCGGCAATCCTGAACCGTTCGTCACCATGGTTAATCACCTGGAAGGAATGTCCAGGGATATATCGATGATGGAGATACTAGGGCCTAACCCTAATGCGACGGTCCGGTATATCCATCAAACCGTCATGCAAGACGCCAAACTGAAAGAGGCGAACAATCCGGAAACGAAGATGGTCGAAAAGGCCAACGCACAACTGGGTATGTTTGATTCAATGTACGCGATCCTTAATGGATCAACGGCATCCCCAGTCGATGGAACCGTTGCCAGGGGCTTTGCCGGCTTGCGCCAAATACTTCAATCGGCGCAACTTGGCGCGGCCGCCGTCTCTGCTCTAACCGATATTAACTTCCAGCGTATTGCCGCTAAGACTTCCGGCATACCCGCCGCTGACGTCATTAAACGCGTCGCCGATAACCTGGTGCCATTGAACATTGACGAGAAGGGGCGCCTGGCATCTCGCCTGGGATTGATCGCAGAAAACTGGACCAGCGTCGCGAACGCCCAGGCACGATTCGTCGGTGATATGACTGGCCCTGAAATTACGCGTCGCATCTCTGATACGGTCATGCGGATTACTGGCTTATCTCCCTGGACCCAGGCCGGACGCTGGGCATTTGGCATGGAGTTTATGGGTTATATCGCTGACAATGCGGCCAAGAAATTTAAAGATTTGGATCAACCACTCCAGGACACTTTGAACCGGTACGGTATCGGCGAGGGTAACTGGGACGTGATCCGTACTTCCGGGCTATACGAACACGAAGGTGCGACATTCTTACGTCCGGAAGAGATTGCTTTGCGGACCGACTTGCAACCAGGAAGAGCTGACGATCTAGCGACGCGATTCCTGGAGATGATCCAGTCCGAGACTGAATTTGCCGTACCTTCTGCGTCAATCCGTGGCCGCGTCATGCTGGTAGGGGAATCCCGCCCTGGTACATTTGTCGGTGAAATCTCCAGGTCGTTCGCCATGTATAAGAATTTCCCGGTAACGCTACTCAATACCCACGTCATGCGCGCCGTGAATGCGGAAAACTTCAACAAGAAGGGCGCGTACTTTGCTGACCTGGTTATCTCGACTACCCTATTCGGCGCCCTGGCAATGCAACTCAAAGAGATTACCAAGGGGCGCGATCCACGTACAGTAATGACGCCTGAGTTTTGGGGTGCCGCATTACTCCAGGGTGGTGGACTAGGTATCCTGGGCGACTTCTTATTTAACGACGTTAACCGTTTTGGCGGCGGACTAGAGCAAACCATTGCCGGCCCGGTAGTCGGATTCCTGGATGATACGCGCCGCCTAACAATCGGCAATGTCCAGGAATTAGCAACTGGCAAGGATACCCACTTCATGCGGGAGCTGATCTCATACGCCGGACGCTATACCCCAGGGTCATCCATTTGGTATTTGCGCCTGGCACTAGAGCGTCAAATCCTGGATCGCTTACAGATTTGGGGTGATCCGGACGCTAAACAACGAATGCGGGAAATCGAAGCGCGTTACAGACGAGAAACTGGCCAACGCTATTGGTGGTCCCCAGGTGATACCGAACCCGAACGCGGCCCGGACTTTGAACGTTTAACTGCGGAACCCCCGCCAAAAAGGAAATAATGATGGAAAAATCTTCCAGTTTAAGGTATAAATTATCAGGAGAAAAAAATGGCTGATTTCCCAATATCACCCGTAGTGAGACGAGTAGTCTATACCGGCTCGGCTGGTACTGGACCCTATGCGTTCACCTTTGAAATATTGGCGCAAACTGATATTGACGTTTATGTCGATGCAACTCTAAAGACATTAACCACGGATTACACGGTAACGATTAACTCAAACGGTACCGGCGCAGTTAATTTTGTTACTGCCCCAGGATCTACTAAGCGGATCACAATTGTAGGCGCCAGGGACATTACCCGCGCATCGGATTATGTAACTGGTGGCGACTTTACTGCGGCATCGCTTAACGTTGAGCTGGATCAGCAAACCATCTTCAACCAGCAAAATGCGGAAGCCTTGGGTCGTGCGATCTTGGCTCCAGTCACGGACCCAGCCTCGATCAATATGGTGTTGCCGGTGCAAACTTCCCGCGCTGGAAAGATCCTGGCATTCGATTCTGATGGTAATCCCGTAGTCGGAGAAGAGATCGGTAACTGGCGTGGTAACTGGGCCGCTGGTCAAGCCTATACCGTCCGTGACCTGGTAAAAGATTCTAGCAATGCAAACGTTTACCGGGCTAATACGGCCCATACTTCCAGCGGCACGACGCCGATCAGCTCCAATGCTGACGTGGCTAAGTGGGACCTGGTAGTCGATGCGGCATCTGCCGCCTCTAGTGCGGCCGCGGCCGCGTCATCTGCTAGTGCGGCCGCTAGTTCAGCGAGCGCGGCATCTACTTCTGCATCGAACGCCTCAACATCGGCCACGAATGCGGCCAGCTCTGCAAGTGCCGCTAGTACGTCGGCCAGCAATGCGTCAACTTCTGCAACAAACGCGTCTAACTCTGCATCATCTGCTAGCTCGTCAGCGTCAACTGCAACGACACAAGCATCTAATGCGTCAACCTCTGCTACAAATGCAGCGACAAGCGCAACATCAGCTAGCAATAGCGCGTCAACTGCAACAACGCAAGCGACTAATGCCAGCAACTCAGCAAGCGCCGCGTCAACAAGCGCAACCAACGCGGCTAGTAGTGCAAGCGCGGCATCGACTTCTGCCAGCAATGCGTCAACAAGTGCAACCAACGCAAGCAATTCAGCATCGACGGCGACAACTCAGGCCACGAATGCCGCCAGCTCTGCGACTGCATCTGCGGCCTCGGCCGTCTCTGCCGCGTCAAGTGCCGCAAGTGCGGCCGCTTTGCTCGATAACTTTGACGATCGTTATCTCGGTGCCAAGGCATCAGACCCATCCGTTGACAATGACGGTAACGCCCTGGTAGTCGGCGCGTTATATTTCAATACGACTGACGGCGTGATGAAGGTTTACACGGCGTCCGGCTGGATTGCCGCATCATCCGCGTCGGTAGCAACTCTCACGACATTCGAATTTGTAGCAACATCCGGGCAAACCGTTTTCTCCGGTAACGATGCAAACGGGGCCAGCTTATCGTACGTCGCGCCAGCACTAATCGTTACATTGAACGGTGTTCGCTTGCGTCCTGGCGACGATTACACGGCCACGAATGGAACATCGATCACCTTAGTAAGCGCCGCGGCATTGAACGACGAGCTAGTCGTTGATGCGTTTGGATCTTTCCTAGTGGCGAATACTTATACGATTGCACAAACCGACGCTGGATTTGTTGCTAAGACATCATCAACTGGCGCCGCTACTCTTCCAAGTGGTACAACGGCACAACGCCCAGGATCTCCAATAGTAGGACAAACAAGATTTAATACAAGTCTTGGGTTGACAGAAATTTATGACGGCTCATTTTGGCAAGCCCTTATAGGTAGCGGAACAACTACTACGTATAACGTGGAATATTTAGTCGTTGCTGGTGGTGGCGGCGGCGGCAACGGTGGCCCAGGCGGCGGCGGTGCTGGCGGAATGTTTGAAGGTTTTAGGTCTGTTACAGTCGGCACAGGATATACGGTTACTGTTGGTGGCGGCGGAGCTATTGGCTCTAATGGAGCTAATTCTGTATTTGATAACGTTACGGCAACGGGCGGTGGCCGGGGCGGTGGATCTAGTGGTGCAGTAGGGACGGGTGGATCGGGCGGCGGTAGCGCTGAAACAGATACTAGCTACGGTACACGCTCTGTTGATAACCAAGGCTCTAACGGCGGCGCTGGAAACGGTGGTGGTGGTGGTGCTGGCGGCCCTGGACAAAACGGATTTGGTTCATGCGCTGGAGTAGGTTGGGTTGGTAATGGACAAGGCGGCATGGGACGCCCATCAAATATTTCAGGGCAAACAATTTATTATGCTGGCGGTGGATCAGGATATTATAGAAATAATGCTGGATCACCAATTAAATCATTTGCTCAGTCAGGTGGGGGTGGTGATGGATTTGCCAGCCAAACACCACGCGTAAACTCAGGTGGTGGTGGTTATGCAGATGCTTCCGCTGGCGGATCAGGTATTGTCATCATTGCATACCCAGGCCCACAACGCGGTACTGGCGGAACAATTACGTCGGTTGGCGGAAGGACTATTCATACATTCACTTCTTCAGGGACATTTACAGGATGAGCCACTTTGCAAAAATTGAAAACGGCACAGTCACCGAAGTGATTGTTGCTGAACAAAATTATATTGATACCCTTGCTGGTCAATGGGTGCAAACTTCATATAACACCTGGGAAAATCAACACCCACAAAATACGCCATTGCGTGGAAATTTTGCTGGCGTTGGTGATATATACGATTCTGTTAATGATGTGTTTTATAAACCTAAACCATATCCAAGCTGGGTATTAAATCAATCTACTTGGCAATGGGAATCACCAATTCCAAATCCAAATAAACGTGGCGAATATCAACGCTACACCTGGAACGAATCAACTACATCCTGGACCGAAGTCCAGCAAGGAGCATAACCATGGGAATCGCCCGCAACATCGCCAGGGTAGTAGTCGATAATAGCGGCGCTATTGCGGCTGGCAATTTAACGAATGCCGTACCAGCAGATGGCAGTATTACAAGAGCAAAACTAGCGTCTGCGGCGCAAATTCAACAACAAGTATTTACAAGCAATGGAACGTTTACTGTACCGGCTGGTGTTACAAAACTAATCGTCAGCCTGTGCGGCGGCGGTGGCGGCGGCGGGTCAACTCAAGATGGCGGACACGGATCAATGGGCGGTGGTAGCGGTGGGTGGTATTATCGTTCTTTTGTTTCTGTCACTCCAGGCGAATCAATTAGCGTTACGGTTGGAGCTGGCGGAGCTGGCGGTGCAAGCGGTAATGATAGCGGGTCAAGCGGCGGCACTACCTCGTTTGGAGCATACCTATCGGCAACTGGCGGTGGCGGTGGAATACGCGCTGGATATACAAACAATGCTGGCAGTCCTAACGGCACAAATGGCGAAGGTCCTGAATATTCAAGCGATGACCATCTTAATGGCGGCATTGGTGGCGGCACCCCTTGGGGAGCGGCAACGCTTGGCAAATCCTGGAACGCCACAACCAACGGGCAGAATGCCGCCGGTTATGGAAATGGTGGGTCCGGATGTGGTAGGCATTCTTCCGCAAGCGTAACGGGCGGCGGCAATGGTCGCGGTGGAATTGTAATCGTGGAGTGGTGATATGAAAGCAGAACAAGGAAAGAAATACGCACAAATCGTCAATGGAAATGTTCGCTGGATTTTTACGGCAAACGATCTACCTGAATGGCAAGACGAAGCGTTTGACGTTGTTGATATTACCGACAAACCACAAGTCCAGGAAGGATGGGTTTATGACGGACAGGCATTTGTACCGGCCCAAAGTGAATCGCTTCCATATAATTTGATGCGTCGGTATGAATATCCGCCAATCACCGATTACATTGACGGAATTGTGAAGGGCGATCAAGCGCAAGTGCAAGCGTACATCGATGCTTGCCTAGCAGTCAAAGCGAAATACCCAAAGCCGTAAGGAGATAAGGCAAAATGTCGGACGATCTAAACCAGCAAATAGGACGCCTTGAAGCGCACGTCGAGCAACTCCAGCGTGATATGACCGACATCAAGAGCAGTATAAAAACCATGAGCGATCAGATGAATCGCTGGCGCGGAGCTGGTGCGATCCTCTTACTGGTGGGCGCGGCATTCGGCTGGATGGTGGATATTCTTTACAAGGCCCTGGGAAAGTAAGCGCATGATATGGCCGATGATTTCGGATTTACAGAAGGCGTTAAAAGTCTTACTGGATCGATTGATGCGGCGCGAGGTGCCAGCAAAGGACTTACCAAAAGCATCGAATCCATCCAGGGCGACGCGATCGAAGTCGCCCAGCAACAAGCCAGGGATCGCAAGCTCGCAGAAAAGCGCGCCGCGCTCCTCAAAGAGCGGGCCATCTTCAAAGCGCTCGAAGAATACAAGCACCGGAAAATCATCAGCGATCAGGAATACAAAGCAAAAGTAGAATTTGTAAAGAAGTACGGCACCAAGGAATGGGAGCAAGTATTAAAGATTAAGAGTGACATCGAAAAGCTGGAAGAGAAAAGTAAAAAGTTATTCGATGCGGATTTAGATAAGGTGCGGCGGGTACAGTTTTTATGCTTTCTCGTCGCTGGTTGGTGCGCTTACTATCTTGTTTGGGGGATTAAAAAATAATGGCAACAAAACCGATATGGGAAAAAGAACGGCCCAAGTCCCTGGGCAAATCCAAGAAGCTCAGTCCTGGTCAACTCAAAGCGGCCAAGGCAATGGCTAAGAAAGCGGGCCGCCCCTATCCGAATATGATTGATAACATCCGCGCTAAAGCAATGAAAGGGGATTGATATGCCAATGAGTGGAAAGCAAATGATGAAGGTTGAAAAAGTGATGCGCGAATTTAAAGGCGGCAAACTAAAGTCCAGCTCCGGGCAGAAAGTCGTAAGTCGCAAGCAAGCCGTCGCGATCGCATTGTCTGAGGCGCGCCAGGTCAAGGGGAAAAAATAATGTTTCCCTTGACTGCACTCTTTGATGTCGGGATGAAAGTCCTGGACAAGTTTATTCCTGATCCGGAAGCCAAGGCCAAGGCCCAGCAAGAACTTCTAAAGATGCAACAAGAAGGAAAGCTGGCAGAACTCCAGGCGGACATGAATGAACAGAATAATATTTCGGATCGCTGGAAGGCGGACCTGGCGAGTGATTCCTGGCTATCCAAGAACATCCGTCCTATGTCCCTGGTCGCGATCTTTGTCGGTTACTTCCTATTCGCTATGATGAGCGCATTCGGTTACGACGCAAAAGAATCGTACGTCAATCTCCTGGGTCAATGGGGAATGCTGATTATGAGCGCGTACTTCGGCGGCCGTACCCTGGAAAAGATTATGGACATGAAAGCAAAGAATGAATCTAAGTGAACATTTCACCCTGGAAGAATTGACCCATACGGATCACCGTCAATTCGACAACACTCCAAACGATGCGGAGATGGCGAACCTGGTACGCCTGGCTAACTTCCTGGAAGAAGTTAAGACAGTCCTGGGCGGTAAGCCGGTAATGATTAACTCGGCATTCCGTTGCAAGCAAGTTAATGATGCGGTCGGGTCCAAGGATACAAGCCAGCATCGTATTGGATGCGCCGCAGATCTCGATTCCCCTGGTTAAGTAAGGTTTGATCCTTATCAATCCGCGTCGCTCCAGGCGGTGCATCATGGCATGAACTGTTGACGGGCTTGTGTATCCTAGCGCCTGGCATATTTCCCTGGTGCTAGGGTAAACCCCATGATCTGCATAATGCTTGACCAGGTGATCGAGCAATCTTTTTTGCATCGGTGTTGGTGCTAATTTCATTAGTCACCCGCCCATCGAACGCCGGTGCGCCCCATCTTTGCGTTGTACCAGTCCTCGAACTCATTGGCCAGCTCTGCCAGGCTTTTCTCCGGACACTTGTGAACCTGGTCGATCTCTAAAGTCTTGCCGCATTTCTCGCAAGTGTCTGCGTCGATCTGCACGTGGCCAGCAAACGGGATCGGCTCCAGGTTTTCCTTCCTGGCGGCAATGTGGTACTCCAGTCTTTCCTGAAATTTAGATTTCATCTTCATCATTTCACTCCCAAGATTTGTAAAGTTTTAGCACGTTCTACCCTGGCCGGTTTAGCTGGCGTTATCTTCTCAGGCTGGGCCTTATAGGATCGCATGGCCCACTTGATTCGCGCCGCAATTGAACCGTCATCGTTTTTAATATAACCCTCTTCGGTGTTGGTCATGTTGTCCATGATCCTGGACTGGAGCTGATCGATCTCTTCTTCCAGGATCTTGGCCTGGGCCTTTGCCTCGATCAAGCGGCGCGCATAGGTGGCCGTGTCACCGGACAACTCGATCGCTGGTTTAGATTCATCCACGGACGGGTAAGCCTTTACTGCATCGGCCGGACTGATTGCCGGGTACCAGGACTTACTATTAACGCGGCGCGTGAACTCTTTGCATACGTCAATAATCTTTGTCTGCATATTGCCGCTCGCCTGGTAAAAGAATAAGCGCAACTCGGTCCCTCGGAACAAGGTCGCGATCACTCCCCAGGTATAGCCAGCGCATAGCATTTGCGCCTGGAGCTGGAGCGGACCACGATATAAGGGTGGCTCATCTTCGGGCATGGCACTCGTTAGTTTGGATTCGCAACATCCCAGGCCGTTCAATGTAATGCTATCTGCGCCGATGACATAAACGCCCATGTCCGGATCCGTTGTAATCGTGCGGCCGTCACCTTCCCAAATTGAATCGAGCGAGCATTGCAAAATAATCTCGTCATCTTCCAGGTAAGAAAGCGCATAGTCCACTTGCAACTCTTTGACCGTGATGCCCAGGCGTTTGGCCGCCTCGGTGATGATGATTGGCTCCAGGGTGTTGCCCCAGTCTGCGGCCTCAACTTCAAACGGTGGGCGCGGCTTGCCTTCCATCGCGTCGATGCTGGCCGCCAGCTCGTCATTCGGTGAGCGGAACGGGGATACCCCCATGATGCTAGGGATCCGGGACCCGGACGGGAGAATGTCGTTTGTAATTTTTCCAACCATTTTATTTTCCTTTCGGGAAGTCGATAAACACGCACTCATTTGGAATTACATTGCCGCGCGAATCAATGTAATATTCGCCGCAACCAGCGAACCATTCGATCGTAATCACCGCAAGAAACGCGGAGAATGCAACCATCATTAAACCTTGTAACAAGAACGAAGTTAATTTTTTCATTGTTCAAATTTCTCCAGTAAGTAAAGCGTCACAAGAATTACCAGGATCGCGAAGAACCCGGCGAACATAAAAACAAATCCGGTAATTAACGCATCGAGCATTTGAGTATCCCTTCTGCGGCGAGTGATGCCGCTCTCTTTTTCAAAGTCGCATCTCCCCTGGTCAATACGTTAATCATGTCAACCTTTTCTTCCAGGTACATTTTTGCCCAGGCTGGATCGCATTCAAGCGCCAGGTCGATGCCCGATAAATTCGAAATGATGTCGGCCAGCTTGATCGTCTGCGCGCTCTCGCTCGCGTTCATCATAATCTGACGATTGATAAACGCTCTCGCGATACGATCACCATCTTGTTCATCGGCCGCATTCGTAACCTGGTAAACCATGCGCGCGATATTCTCGTTGAACTCTAGTACCAGGTCGGTATATGTCACGTCGCAATCTTCGATGACATCGTGCAAAACTGCGGCGGCCAGGACGTCATCATCATTACATACGCCGCGGACGATCTGCATTACTTCCATGGGGTGACTGATGTAAGGTAAGCCCGTGAACTTACGGAGCTGGCCATCGTGCGCCTGGTCCGCGAATAGTGTTGCTCTTGCGATTAGATTCATCATGCTATTGCTCCCTCGTATCTGTTGACAACATTACGAACCGCACTAATTGACCAGGCTTTTTTACCGGTGGCCGTTGCGATTCCCCTGGCACTCAAACCCTGGGCGATTTTCTCCAGGGTCGCGCATCCAAATTTTTTCAACTCCTGGATCACCGGGTAAACCTGGGAAGCAAACTCGTTTGCCTGGTCCGCCGTGACCAATCCGCCGGCCTGGGCGCCGTTGGCTGGGGTGGGTGAACCCAATGACATACCCCTCGCCTTGCGCGCCGCCAGGGCCTTCTTAGTACGCTCTGAAATCTGCGCTCTTTCTAACTCTGCCACGTTGGCCATGAGCTGGAGAATGAATCGGCTCATCGCTGGGTCCTGGAGATTTGGCATATCGAGCGCCATGATCGGGACCTGACGATCCAAGAGTGTAGTTAAGAATCCGACGTTACGGGTTAGACGGTCCAGCTTTGCAATCATCAACGTGGCGCCTTCTCTTTCGCATTGCTCCAGGGCCGCGCGCAATTGTGGTCTGCGCTTGTCAGTCTTGCGGCCGCTTTCGATCTCAACATACTCGGACACTAGCTCATAGGGTGAGCTGGCCAGGAATTGATTGATCGTATTTTTTTGGGCCTCTAAACCCAGGCCGCTTTCGCCCTGTTTTTTGGTACTCACACGGTAATACGCAATCACTTTCATAATTTCACCTCGCTAATTTCACGGCCCGGATCATCGGGCGAACTGGCCGCGCGGCAACGAATCTCGTACTCGCCGAATGCGGCCTCGTAGTCCCTGGAATATAAGCCGGCGTACATCTTGCCGTCGGGGTCTTGCAAGAACGTCGCATACTCGCGAACGTCCAGGCGTTTGACCAGGACGACGGCAACCGGGCGACGGACTGCATCGCCCTGGAATACGGTCCGGCGTAGGATCGCCAGTTTCATGCGGCCAACCTACCAACACAACCCATCCCGTACCCGTCATCGCCCAGGCTAGAGATCCGAGCGAGCGTCGCGCTCTCTTGAACCGGGAAGTCGGCGGCCAACTCTTTGACCACTTCATCCAGGCGTCTGTTGAACCCGCCGTACAACCCGTTACCCATGCCAGGAATCTCGCGGCTGAGTGACGCGCCATTCTTAACATCGGCGACGGTCACACGTGGGAGCGGATCGCTGGCGAAGTTACCGGCAAACTTCTCGTACAAGGCATCGAGCGCGGCGGCATACAACTCGTCGCTGATCTGACGATTTACGAACACGAAATCGGCACCGAACCGGATCTCCTGGCCGTCGATCGCGGTATAGTTTTGACCTTTGTAGTCTTGCATCCCGTCGAAGTAAGAGGCCTCGAAGATCCCGACGACGGCCTTCACGGCGTCGTAGTTTGGGCCGTCCTGGTACCGGATATTGATACTAGCGCCGCCGCTATACACGCTGGACCGGACGCTGAACTTGACGCCAGGGAAAGATTCTTTTAGGACCTGGCGAATCATTACTGCGGTTTCTGCACAACTGAGATAATTTTTCATGCTGATTTCTCCTAGATTAAGAAACAAGGGATTCGAGATTACCGTCGGCACCAAACTCGCTGACGATTTTCCGAATCACGATTACGTTGCCAAACATTGACACGGCGCTAACACCTTCTACTTGATCGAAAGTAGGAACCTGGCCGTCCATGAAGTATCTTTCCGAAAGAGCTTGCTCGATTGTGAAACCGGACATCTCTTCAAAGTAGGCGGCGGCGCTGGATAATTTTTTGAAGGTCCGGATAAATTGACCATCAGGAGCGCGATTGATTATTTGATATTTCATTCTGTTTTCCTTTCGTTTGTTGTTTGTACGCTTTTATTATGGTCCCATTACGATACCATTGCAACACCTAAATGAAAATATTTTGTAAATAAACCACAACCATGACAGAAAACCCCACAAAACCCACCCAGCTACACCTTACCCAGCGATTGCGGGCCGAGCTTTTCGAGCAAGCCAGCAAGGAGCGCCGGTCCATGTCGAGCCTGGCCGAAGAGCTGATTGCCCTGGGCCTGACAAATCGCCGCCAGGCTATCGAAGATCGGATCGATCAGGTGCTACATGGCCGGGGGTAAGCGCAATCGCGAACGGGGCGCGGAACTCGAACTCGAAGTAGTCCATACCTGGAAAGCCCAGGGCGTTGAGGCCCAGCGGGTCCCGTTATCGGGCGGAGCTGGTGGGATGTTTATTGGTGATGTGATATTGGCCGGCTACACAATCGAATGTAAGCGGCGCAAGGATGGATTCGGAGTGTTATACGACGCTCTGAACCAGCAAGGGAGCGACTTCCTGGTAGTTAGAGCTGACAGAAAGCCGCGCCTATACGTGATCCCGGAAGAGACGATGCTCTTGTGGCACCGTCAATACGGGCTTTTTAATTTCAACTTAGCAAATAGCAAGAAGGAGCAAGACAATGAGCTTTGATTTAGGACTAACGGGCGAAGGCGGCGGGCAATACATTCGCTACAACGCCAGCACCGGCACGTGGAACGTTGACGGCAACCAGGTACAACTCGGTCAATTCCTGGTCGATCCTACCAGCCTCAAAACTGGATGGGGAAAGATCGTGGCCGGGACATCCCCGAACTGGCAATGGGACACGCGTCCAGGCGTCAAAGGCGATCAACCTAGCGACGAACATAAACGCGGGTTTTCTCTGCAAATCTATTCGAAGGCCATCGGCCAACGCGAATGGTCAACCAACTCCGCCGGCAGTAACAAGGGATTGTCTGCCATTTGGGGGCAGATCGCGGACCAGTCCGTGGCCAACCCTGGCAAGGTACCCGTCCTTAAATACACGGGATCAACGGTAATCGCGATCGGCAAAGGATCAACCCAGGTACCTAATTTCGTCCTGGAAAAGTGGATCGATGCACCAGCCGATTTCATTTTGTACGACGCACGTGGATTTACTCAGGAGCAAAATTCGAAACCCGCACCCGCACAAGCGAAGGCCCCGGCCCCAGCACCAGCGGATGACATCGACGAATTTTGATTAACTTTTGAGTAGGGGCCGCGGTTAATCCCGCGGTCTTTTTTTCCCATGACGGAACTGGTACAACACATAGAACAAGTCGCCCAGTATTTTTGGGGTGAACCAAACACAAAATTATCCAAGCCGGGGAAAGAGATCCGGTTTGGTACGCATGGGTCCAAGTCAATCGATCTCGAAAAGGGAACCTGGTACGATCACGAACAGAACGAAGGCGGCGGCGTAGCGGATCTAATCCGCAAAGAAACCGGCGGCGCGAAGATCGAAGCCTGGATGAGCGAGAACCTGGGGGTCCAGCTTACGCCCAGGGCGAGCAAGATCGAAGAACTAAAGCCGATCCAGGCCAAGAAAGTAAAAGCCGTGTACCCGTACGTGAATGCGTACGGCGAGATCGTTTACGAAGTTATCCGATTTGAGCCGAAAGACTTCCGGCAAAGGCGCCTGGAGAACGGTAAGCACGTGTGGAACCTACAAGGCGTTACACCCTTGCCGTACAACCTTCCGGCCATCCTGGAGCATCCGAGAAAGACTATCTTCCTGGTCGAAGGGGAGAAGGATGTCGAGGCCCTAAAGCAACTGGGATTGCTGGCATCTTGCAACTCAGGCGGTGCCAAGAAATGGACCCAGGAATTGAACTTGCATTTTGCCGGGCGCAAGATCATCGTATTGCCGGACAATGATGAGGCCGGACAGAACCATGCCAGGGTGATTACCGAGCAACTCGGCAACGTGGCCGCGGAGATCCGTATCCTGGAACTCCCGAACCTGAAAGAGAAGGGCGACGTATCCGATTGGATCGCCCAGGGCGGGACCAAGGACCAGCTCGTACACCTGGCCAAGAGTGCGCCACTCGCGAAGGATTGGCAAGCGCCAGTCAACCCGCCCAAGCTCCGCATCCTGACACTCAAAGAGATCGCGCAATTGCCGCCAGTCACCTGGCTAGTGAATGGACTGATCCCCAAGCACTCGCTTGCCATGGTCTATGGCGAACCTGGCGGCGGTAAAACTTTCACGGCGCTAGATATTGCGCTAACCGTGGCCCATGGCGCGCAATGGCATGGCCATGAAGTCGCCCAGGGACAAGTGTTTTACGTGGCGGGCGAAGGCGTTGGCGGATTTAGAAAGCGGATCGGAGCCTGGCACCAGCATCACGAACGCGTCGAAGAGGCGCCCTTCTACCTGATCCCGAAGGCGGTCAATCTCCTGGACGACGCGGAGATCCAGGACCTACTGCAAACCATCGAGACAATGCGAAATCCCGATATGCCCGTGGCCATGGTGGTATTCGATACCGTTGCCAGGTGCATGATCGGCGGCGATGAGAACTCCGCCCAGGACATGGGCAAAGCGGTCAAGAACATGGACCTGGTACGCGAGCAAATCGGGTGCGCGGTCCTACCGATCCATCACTCCGGCAAGGATAGTAATCGCGGGGCGCGGGGATCGACGGCCTTAATCGGTGCCGTGGATGTATCGGTACGCGTCGAGCGGGACGCGGATCGCGTACTACTTACCACGGAAAAGCAGAAGGACGCCGAGCCGCTCGATCCGATGCAGTTTAAAACGATCAGCGTTGAGCTGGCCGCCGGACCCTTGTCCCTGGAAACAGAAACCAGCCTGGTCCTGGAGATCAGCGATCAACCCGCGGACATCGTGGCCAGGAAGAAACTCAGCGGCCAGCAACGCTTAATCCTGGACGCGCTACATGATGCGTTATCGAGCGCCGGGGAACAGAGACAGATCGGGAACTACATTCCGAAGGGTTACTACTCGGTGAGCGAATCCTTGTGGCGCGACTTCGCGATGAGCAAACAGATCAGCGACGGATCGGACGATAGCAAGAAGAAGGCATTTTTACGCGCCGCGAAAGCGCTCCAGGAACGCGGCATTGTTGGCAAGTGGGACGATTTTTGTTGGATATGGAAGGACAAACATGAACCTAAATTATGAGCTAAATGTAGGGGTTAACCCTATAAAAGACGGACAAAACGGACTTGTCCGGAGCCTGTGGATAACTTTGTCCGCGGACAAGGACGGACAAGCCGGACAGACAAGGGGAACTCAATGAATACAAGGGTTAGCGGGCGACGGACAAGTACGGACAA